AGTTGGAAATTTCACAAGTTCCATTGCAGGGATCTTTACTGTATTTCGCAGTGACTCAGCGAAACAGATCACAGCTGATATAATAGGTATTTTCAGTAGTTCCTTTATGGGAGTTACAAAATTAGGCAGTAAATTTGTCCGGGATCTGATCCAGGTTATAACAAAGCCTATAACCGATAATGCTGGTCAGATCAAAGAACGGATACAGGGGCTATTAGACGAACTGCAGCCTATATTTGATAAGCTGAAAGAATTAATTGATAAGATATGGGATGGCCTGAATACAGCTTATGATACTGTTGCAAAGCCAGTATTTGATGCATTTACAGAAGCGATATCCTCAGTTGTGGACTGGATAACAGAAACTCAGACACGCTTTGACGGAGCTATTGGAGTTGTTGCTGCTTTCTTTGGGGCATGGGAAGTTGTAAAACTTGGTGAATTCATCATTAATGCTGGTGGCGTCGTATCAATGCTTTCTGGAATGGTAGCTGGTTTTGTAGCAAATGCGGCTGCTATTGCAACACATACAGCAGCGCTTATAGCAGATAAGCTGGAGACAGCCGCTATTGTTGCTATGTATGCCAAAGATTTTGTAGTAAACCTGGCGCAAGGAACAGCGGCCCTGGTGCAGCAGGCGGCCCAGTTTGTTATCAATACTGCAGCAAAGATAGCAGATACCGCAGCTCAGATTGCCATGACTGCGGCTACAGTGGCATGGAATGCTGTATGTGCGATCGCAACAACGATTACTACTGCTTTAGGTGCGGCCATTGCATTCCTTACCAGTCCGATCGGTTTTGTTATCATTGCTATAACAGCGCTGATTACGGCTGGAGTTCTTCTGTATCAGCATTGGGATGAAGTCAAAAAGTTTGCAGCCGAAGCCTGGGAAGCAATTAAAAAGACAATAAATAATGCCATCGATGCGGTTAAGGTGTTCATATCCAGTACGCTTGAACTGATAAAAACAGCCTGGGAAACTAAGTGGAACCAGATTAAGGCATTTGCATCTAACCTATGGAATGCAATCAAAGCTCTTGCGACATCTATTTTCGAAGCGATCAGAGACAAGCTTTCCGAGATCTGGGACAGTGTAAAAAGGACCATTGAAGAAAAATGGAATGCTATCAAGGATTGGTTTGAAGATATCTGGAAAAAGATCAAAGAAGTGTTTAAACCGGATGCAATGATCGAGGTCGGAAAGAGCATCATGAACAAACTCTGGGACGGCTTAAAATCCGTCTGGGGTTCCATTGCCGGATGGCTGCAGGGCTGTGCTGATTTTGTCGGTGGTGTCTGGGATGGCATTGTGGAAGGCGCGAAGAGTATTTTCAAGAGTGCTAAAGAAGACGCTGAAGATGATGAGGCAGATGACAGTGATGATTGGGATTACGGAACCAATTCGCCAGTATCCGGCCATGCTTCTGGTGGCTTCCCTAAATCCGGTCAGATGTTTATCGCCCGTGAAGACGGTATCCCGGAGATGGTTGGAAGCTGGGGCGGCCGTGCTGCAGTTGCCAATAACCAGCAGATCACCCAGGGCATTACCCAGGCAGTCCAGAACGGCATGTGTTCCTGCATGGCTCCGCTTGTATCCATGATGTCAAGTGTAGCAGGTAATGCAGCACCGCCGCTGGCAGTAACAGGCCGTGCAGCTGTTTATGAAAATGATGATGACAGGCTTATGAACCTGGTAAGCCGTGCTGTGGCATTATCACAGAATGGTACCGGTATGGATGATTCACGTATCGCGCGCATCCAGGAACTCTTAGAGCGCATTGTGGACCTGATCGAAGCCATGGACCTGACAGTGAGCATTGATATCCGTGATGTAAAGAAGAAACTGACGGATCTGGAAAAGAGAAGCGGTTACACGTTAAGAACAACGTAAGGAGGCGGCAACAAATGGCAGTAATAACGATCAATGGCCGGGAGTTCCCGGCTCCTGATGTAGGTGGTAATCTTGTGGTCGCAACCAATGTCAGCTCCGGAAAAAACGCAAATGGCGAATTTGTTGGACAGAAGGTTGGCAGGGATCAGTATAAATTCGATGCATTGCAGTGGAAATTCCTGGACGCAGCTACCTGGTCAGCTATGTTGCAGGAATTTGACAAATTTGTAGTGACCGCCCGGATCCCGGATATGGTAAACAATCGTTTCCAGACGATCCGCATGTATCCGGGAAACCGTACAGCCACGCCGGTCGAATTTAATGGATCAGGGCTTCCTACAAAGTACCGGGACTGTAAGGTCAACATCATAGACTGCGGGGTGATAGAATAATGCAAGCTGTAAGCAATGCATATAAACAGGAAATGAAAAAGCAGTATCGTGATCATTCCTATATGCGCGTCAGTATTGGCCTGATCAATCAGGAGGCCCAGGCATCTGCTTATATACCTGACCAGGAGAAATATGCTTATTATAGCAATCTGACCTGGCCACTCAACAACTATGATGTTTCGGAACTGTATGAAACCTGTGACCAGGATTACAGTACCGTAGATGGGAGTATGTATTTTTTGCCAAGGGAACGTCAGGATGCAGTCCTTAACCAGGGGATCGTTACAGATGATCTTTTAGGTGAGGTTGAGATCTGTTTTCCGGTACAGCACGATATAAAAGGTCTCACAGTAGAATTTGGCAAAGCGTATCCTGTGGATTTTTCCATTGTATCAGATGAACATACGGTTGAGATCACAGGGAATGATACAGGGCATTTTGTGACGGAAGAGATCTTTCCTGGTGCAACATTTCTCCGGTTTGTGCCAAAGGATATGGTCAATGGGCAAAGCCGGCTGCGGATCCACCGTATCACGATGGGGATCGGTATCTACTTTGATAACCAGAAGATATTGTCAGCCACAAAGAAAGAGCGGATCAGTCCTGTTATGGAAGATCTGCCATCCATTGATCTGAACATAACCATTGATAATAAAAACCGTGCATATGACATTGAAAATGAAGAGAGTACGGTAAATTTCCTGGAAAATGGCCAGGAGATCAATGTAATTTACGGTCAGGAGTTGGATGATGGAAATGTGGAGTGGATGCCCGGTACCACGGTATATCTGCGGGAATGGTCTGCAGATGATGAAGAAATGAGTTTTACTGCTACGGATCGTTTTGATGGCATGGATGGAACTTACCGCCGCGGAAAATATTATCCTGATGGAATAAGCCTGTATGATCTTGCAGTTGATGTCTTTGGCGATGCCGGAATAGACAGCCGTACCTATTGGCTTGATAATTATCTAAAAGATGTTATGGTTTATAATCCAATGCCAGTAGTATCCCATAAAGAAGCACTGCAGCTGATCGCAAATGCCGGACGCTGTATTCTTTACCAGGACCGGAATGGAAATATATTTATGAAGTCCAGTTTTATACCGGACATGCAGGCAAGTTCAGCAAATGAAACTTACTTTTCTAATACGGCTTTAGTACTGGATGCAACAGAAAAAAGCACTTATGCCACACCGGAAAAGGATCACACAGAAGCATCAGCTGTACAGTTCTTTTTGCCATATCAGGATAAAAACTATCTGGATGTGGGATATGTATCGGAAGCAGTAGCTGATGAAGATGGGACATTTACAGAAGATCCATTGGTGACTATCGTTCTGGAAGCGCGGTACAAGTGCTTTGGCCTTACATTGGAATTTGGAGGTAATCATCCGTCTGGTATGGTATTCCGTTCCTATTTGGGAGAGGAACTGGTGGAAGAGTATAAAATATCTTCTCTTTCTGAAGTTACTGTGGTCAATCATGAATTCCCGGAATTTGATAAGCTGCAGATTGAATTTTCAAAGGGAGTACCGTTTAACAGGGTAAACCTGAAACAGATCACATTTGGGGACGGTACTGATTATGAACTGTCTTATGGCAAAGAACTGAAAAAAACTCCCAAAGGCACCCAGCTGGCAAAAGTCCGTGAACTGCAGATGACCAGGACGATCTATGCATCAGGAACTGAGAAAAGGCAACTGGTCAAGGAAACTGTACTGGCAGATGAAACCAGGCATACATTTTATCTTAATGCAGCGGCTTATGATTATGAAGTAGATGCAGCTGGTGGCACAAATGTCCAGATCATTGATAGCAGTGCATATTACGTTACGGTAGAGGTTGCCGGTGGAGCAGATACGGAAGTGACCATAAATGGATATGAATACAATGTAACACAGGCGCTTGTGACCAGACAGTTAAATCCCACAGGGACTGTTGAAACGTGGGAAAATCCGCTTGTATCTACGTTAAAGCATGCGTCAGATCTTGCTGAATGGATAGGAGATTATCTGCGTTCCGACCGGGAATATGATTTGGAATATCGTGGAGAGCCGCGTATTGATGCAAATGATATTGCATTCCTGGAAAATAAATACGTTCCAGATCTGCTGCTGCGGATATATGAACATACATTGAAGTTTAATGGGGCATTGTCCGGCACCAAGGAGGGATATGAGCAATGTGGCAACAGCCAAAAACAGACTGGCAGGCCAGTGATTATTTTAATATCAAGGATTATAACCGCATAAAAGGAAATCTGAATGAGATCCGGCGTCAGGCGCTTATCCTGTGGCCGGATTTTACGTTTGAAGATATGGGCGGGGATAAAGCCTATACGGATTATGGCTTTTATGCAGATGAGATCAACCGGTTTGAAGCCAATGTGGAACATATCTGTGTAGGTGTGTTCCCTTTTAAGGTAGGTGAACGGAAGACGTTTTACGAGAACCAGCTTTTTATTGACTGGAAGGAACTGAACCGTATCGAAGAGGCCTGCAGACTGATGTACAGTAATATCCAGAGCCGGATCACAGGGAGGCGTAAGCTTGCATTTACCCTAAACGGAGGAGAGATATGTTAAAAACGGATTATAAAGATGCCATGTATGATGGCGCACGGAAATATAAGATCACATCGAATGCCGATGGGACTTCCGGTATTACAGATGAAACAGTCTATACGCAGGAAGGGGATCCCTTTGGAGCAAACGATATCAATTCCACAAACAAAGCTATCAACCGTATAAATGGTGAACCTGCTAATGTCACTCTTACAGCAAGCGGCTGGACGGGCGATGCAGCCCCATATAGCCAGACAGTTGAGGTAGAAGGTGTTACAGCAGAAGATAATCCCATCTTTGTAAGTCTGCTGGAAGATGGGGCTCCTGCAGAAACCCAGAAGGCATATATGAAAGCTTTTGGTATCATCGCTTCTGGTACGGGGACAACGGCAGCCGGCAGCGTGACTTTTAAGGTTTACAAAAAGCCGGAAACTGACATTATGATCGGGCTAAAAGGAGTGTAACAATGGGAAGAATATTAATGACTGGCGGAGGTGGCGGTGCCGATTTAGATGTGATCACAGCTGAAGTAGATGATATCTTATCTGGGAAAGTGATCGTAGATAAGGATGGCAATCCTTTAACAGGTACACTAACCCTCAGTGGTGATGCCGGAGCCGGTGATGTGTTATCAGGCAAAACTTTCTATACCACCAATCCCAAAAGCAAGCAGACCGGCACCATGGGTACGATGGGCGGTGGAACTTATACGCCTAAGGCAGCTCAGCAGACAGTATCATGTAGTGGTAAGAAAATGACCGGTAATATTGTTATCAAAGGTGATGGGAATCTAACTGGCAATAATATACTTTATGGGAAGTCCATTTTTGGAGTTTCAGGTAATGTGCGCAAGTATGCAGTAATTGATAAAACGGTTACAATTGCATCGGGAACGAGAGCTTTTGATAATCTTGATTCTAACTCTCTTACATATGATAATTATGTGGCTATTTCGTTGCCTAGTGGGTTTTACGCAACCTCAATTAATTGCAATAAGCCATATGCCGGGTATATAACATCGGCCATTGGAGACGATGGTATACTTCATGTGTGGAGTAATGCTAGATTTCACGCGGTAAGCTGGAACTCTAAGGTAGGGCGCACTGGGACAATCTATATACCGTGCCTATGTTCTTCGGGAAATTATAAATGTAGAGTTTTTGGTTATTATTAATAGTATCCTGTAACGAGGTAATTGTAATTCTTATTTCGGGTTGTAACTTTTACTTTAAAAGTTGTTCCGCTTCGAATCGGAGAAGCCAATGTATAATTGGGCAATATTACACTTAGATTAGCCGGATCCCAAGGACAAGAAGTAGATAAGTCATGTGGGCCATATTCTGCCATAAACATCCAACTTTGAATATAAAAACCAAGAGATAATGTTACATAATAGTCACTGTCAGAAGTTACTTGCCCAATACGAGATACAAATTTTCTCACATTACCTGAAACACCGAATATCGACTTCCCATAAAGTATATTATCAACAGGTAATGGGGAGGTGGTGCAGAAATTTGTAGAAAAAAAATAAAAAGATATTAACAGTATATCATAAATAATCAGAAAGGAAAGGCGTATGAAAGCATTAGTAATTTATGATGCAACCGGAAAAATATGGTCAATTTTTTATGGAGAAGACCAGGTTCCACAGGGGCTTCTGGCATTATTTGTGGAC